CTTGACCGGCGTGCCACAGTGGCTTGAAGCGTTTCACTTAATTGCGGAAGAAGACGCCCTGCGCATCGCAGAGTTGGAAGCGGAGCGTGACAACGCATGGACCGAACTGCGCGAAATTCGCGGGGCAATTTCCGCGAACCCGGAAGAATCTACACTGGACGAAGTTGTTAAGCTGCGCCAGCAACTCGCCGCAGCAAACACGCTGATCAATAAATATCGCGATGAAACCACATCCCTGCGCCAGCAACTCTCCGCCGCACAATCTGAAATCGAAAGCGCATTCCGCGAGGGGTTCCGCTCTCCGGCAACTTACAACGATGTCCTCGTCAATGACGAGGACGATGAATGGGAAAACTACAAGAGGAGGAAGTGATGAGACTGCAAAAATACTTGGCGGACTTTATGGGTCAACAGCACGGGCTGTCCCCGACGCCTTTGCTGGACGCTGGGCTGATCTACGCTGGAGGGCCGAACAATACGTGGGCACTTACCGAGTTGGGCGTGGAAATGCTCAACGGGGAGGGAGCAGAGCCGGTGGAAGATGTGGTCAACCACCCGGCGCACTACACCAAGGGCGGAATCGAGTGCATCGACGCCATCCGTGCCGCCCTGACACCCGAGGAGTTTCGCGGGTACTGCAAGGGGAACGCCATCAAGTATTCGTGGCGCGAGCGACACAAGGGCGGCAACGAGGATTTGAAGAAAGCCTCGTGGTACCTGACGAAAATCAGTGGGGAGTAACACATGTCAACAATGGTGTACATAGTTTTGGGGGTTCCGGTGTGGTATCTCGTTGGGGTTGTTGTTCTTGCCGGAATAGATACTCCGGAACGTGACTTACTCTGGTGGTATCAAAGCTGTCCAGAGGAGGTAGCGTGGTTTGCACAACCTTTGGTGCTAATGTTGTGGCCAGTAGTAGCGGCGGTATTTCTATACACCCTCAGTGAGGAGTAACACATGGAACACAATATCAGCAGAGCACAGATGGACGAGATTCTTCGCCGGTACGTCGAGGCGACGAGCAACGGCATCTTCACCACGGCGGACGTCATGCTCGCCACGGCGGAGTATCTCGGGCGTATCATCGTCGAGATGTCCGACACCCCCGTCGCAGGGATGCAGGCAGCGCAGGTGGCAAGCGACCATCTGGTCGGCACCGTCCGCGCTGGCATGACGGCGAAGGGGTTCAACATGGGAGGGCACTGACGTGGCGAACATCACCGTGACGGCGATGAACCTACTCCGTCAACAGGAGCGGGATGACTACGCGCTGGCAGAACGGCAGCTTGCGCAAGTGAACAAGGTCGTTGAAGGGCTGTTCCCCGCCGAGTAGCAACACCAACCCCGCCCCCGTGGCGGGGTTTACCTTTTGGAGATGCAATGAAAACAGAACTGGTTGTAGGTGACTTCGAGACGTACTGGAGTGACACGCATTCACTGAGCAAGATGACAGCACTGGAGTATGTGATGTCGCCGAAGACCGAACTCATCAGCCTCGCGCTCAAGAAAGAAGGCAAGGCAGTATGCTGGTTCGGCGAGAAGAACATACGCGAAGGCGTCAGCCAGATTGATTGGTCGAACAAGCTGCTCGTGGCGCACAACAACTCGGAGTTCGACGCGCTGATCTTCGCGTTCCGGCTCGGCGTCAAGCCGAAGATGTGGGGATGCACGCTGGCGATGGCCAGACCCATTCACGCGAAGGACGTGGGCGGATCGCTTGCGGCACTCGTGGAGCATTACGGATTGGGCAAGAAGGACTCGACGGCGCTGCTCGCCACCAAGGGCAAACACCTGAAGGACTTCACGCCGGAAGAAATCGCAGCGATGCGTACGTACAACATGATGGACACTGAGCAGTGCTACAACCTGTTCTACAAGCTGCTGGCACAGACGCCGAAGTCGGAGATGCAGATCATCGACGCCACGATACGCATGCTGGTGGAGCCGCAGTTCGTTGTCGATGAACCCCTGCTGACCAAGACACTCGTACTGGAGCAGGAGCACAAGCGTGACATGCTGATAAGTCTCGCAGTCAAGCTCGGCGTTGGGTCGGTCGAAGGCGTGCGCAAGACGCTGGCCAGTGCGCCCAAGTTCGCTGCACTTCTTAGGGACAACGACGTGCCTGTCCCGATGAAACTGAACCCGAAAGGGAAGCCGATACCCGCCCTCGCCAAGACGGACGAGGGCTTCATCGCGTTGACCGAACACGAGAACGATCTGGTCGCTGCGGCAGCGAACACGCGCCTCGGGGTGAAGTCAACCCAACTGGAGACGCGGATCATCAAGTTCATCACGGCAGCACACCAGTGCAACGGACGCCTCCCTGTGCCGATCAAGTACTACGGAGCGGACACAACCGGGCGCTGGTCCGGGTTCTGGTACAACCTGCAGAACCTGCCGCGCATCCTGCGCAGCGCACCCAAACTGTCTGACGCCCTGCGCTACAGCCTCATGGCCCCGCCGGGGTACAAGGTGGTGGTCGCCGACTTGAGCGGCATCGAGATGCGAGTCAACATGACGTTGTGGAGAGTGCCCTACGCGATGGAGCTACTGGCTGCAGACCCGGAAGCCGACCTATACAAACCGCTGGCGTCCGAAGTGCTCGGCGTCCCCATCGAAGACATGCCGAAGATGGTGCGACAGGCAGGCAAGGCCATGCATCTCGGTGCAGGATTTGGGCTCGGAAGCGTAGAGAAGTATGTCGGCGTAGCGAAACAGATGGCACAGATTGTTGTGACCCCTGAAGAAGCCGCGACGCACATTGCCGGGTACCGCGCGAAGCATCCCGAAGTCGTACAAGGGTGGAAGGCGTGCCACAGGGCGCTGGACTACGTCTACTCCGGCAACGAAGCGCAGATCGACTCGTGGGGACTGTGCCACACCAGCAAGGACGGCATCGTCACGCCGAAGGGCGTCATCCGCTATCCCGACCTGCGCAAGGAAGTGAATGAAGATAGCGGCAAGGTGGAGTGGGTCTACGGCACCGGGCGGAAGAAGGCACGGATATATGGGTCGAAACTGGACGAGAACATCGTGCAGCACTTGGCGCGACACATACTGTCCGACAACATGATCGACGTCCGTCGGCAAACAGGCTACTGGCCGGCGCATACCATCCACGACGAACTGATCTACCTCGCGCCGGAGGACGAGGCCGGAGAACTCCTGGACACCGTGCAGGCCGTGATGCGCATACCCCCCGTCTGGTGGCCGGAACTTGTGGTTCACTCCGAGGGAAGCATTGGTGACAACTATGGTGAGGCCAAGTAGTTCCTGTATAATGATGGACGACAAAACATCAAGGAGCTGACGTGAAAATGCCACCCGTATCCCACTCTGGGCTGAGCAAGTTCGAGACGTGTCCGAGGCAGTACTACCTGACCAAGGTAGCAAAGACCGTCGTCGAACCGGCGACTGTGCATACGGATTGGGGCAACGTGGTTCACAAGGCGCTGGAAGACCGTATCATGCGCGGCACACCGCTGCCGGAGGGGATGGATCAGTATGAACCCATCGTCCTGAAACTTCTCGGCAAGCGGGCAACTGTTGCGGCGGAGCAGAAGTTAGCGCTCACTCGCAACATGGAGGAGACCTACTGGGACGACCCGGACGCATGGGTTCGCGCCATCCTTGACGTCGTGGTGGATGGCGGCAAGTCGGTGTATCTGGCAGACTGGAAGACGGGCAAGGTGAAGTACGACCACGACCAGCTAGACATGTGCTCGCTGATCTACATGGCGGCACGCCCCGAGGTGCAGAAGGTCAAGTCGAGTTACATCTGGCTGAAATTTGGCAAGGTGACGACGGACGAGATGCGCCGAGAGGACACGCCGAAAGCATGGGAGAAACTGATCGGGCGTATTGCCAAGCTGGAAGAAGCGTACGAAACTGACGTCTGGCTCCCGAAGACGTCAGGGCTGTGTAACGGGTGGTGCCCGGTCGGGCCTACGAACTGCCCGCATTGGAAACCGAAAAGACAATAGGAAAAGAAACTGAGATGGCAGACGAAGATAAGGTGTACCTGATTGAAATAATTGAATCCGTGATTGCCCGCTGGTGCGACTTTACCGGGTTTGGTGGTGACGGAGTTTTAGCTACGCGGATTGCCAACGCCGTCGAGTTTGAGTTTGATCTTGTGGCGCCCAAGGAGAAATGAAATGCGCATCACGCACTACCGTACGATGACCGACGACGAGCTGCTGACATTCGCGCGAACCCGCGTGGAGACACCGCTCGAAGTCGAGCTGCTGAACCGCCTCGAAGCCAAGCTGTACGGCGATACCGCGCAGGACTTCGAGAAACAGATGGTTATCGTATTCGGGGAGCCGCTGAAGTGACTCCGGAAGGCGCTGTAAAGGAAGACGTTAAAAAGCTCCTGAAGTCCAGAGACATCTGGTACTACATGCCGGTGAGCAACGGGATGGGGCAACACGGCATCCTCGACTTCATCTGCTGCGTGCCGCCGACGGGCAAGTTCCTCACCATCGAGACCAAGGCACCGGGACGGCTGCGCAACGTTACTGCGCTTCAAGAGCGCACAATCGGGAACATTCGAGCTGCGCACGGGTGGGCGCTCGCTATAGACGACGTCTCGCAACTGGTCAGTTTTCTGGATGGAGATGGGGTATGTCCGACGAAGTAGATGTATCAAACGACCGATGGGACTGGTTCGTGTCGATGCAGGTCCGCAGCGCACAGCACCGCACTACGGAGGCGGTGGCAACGGGGGAGTGTCTTTTCTGTTCCGAAGAACTCCCCAAAGGCCGCCGCTGGTGCGACGCAGACTGTCGGGATGGTTGGCAAAAACTGAAAGGAAAGCAATGAAATCGAGCAAACAGAAACTGGCGTATCAAGCCGAGTACCAGAAGCGCCCGGAGAATGTGGAGAAGCGGGTCGACCGCAACCGTGTGCGCCGGCAGGCACTCGCCGCAGGCATCGTCAAGAAGGGCGACGGCACGGAGATCGACCACAAGGTGCCTCTCGACAAGGGCGGCAGCGATGCCAAGAGCAACACGCGGGTTACGACCGCTGCCGAGAATCGTGCGTGGCGTGGGCGGCAACCGGAGATGTATGGGAAGGGGAAGAAGTGACCCATGCTGATCCACAAGGAAAAGAACGCGCTGCTCCTGCGGCTTAAAGACCCGAACCGCGTCCTCACCATACTCCCGAAGTCCCGCAGAGTACTCCACGAAGGCAAGGAGTACGTGGCGGTTCGTCACGGGTCGGACGAAGTGCGGGTATTGAACAACCTCGGCATCCTAGCACCGCCACCGATCCTGTCGCAGTACTCGTGGCCGATCAACGGAGGCATCAAGCCGTTCGACGCGCAGCTCACCACGGCTGCGTTCTTTACCCTGCACGACCGTCTGTTCTGCCTCAACGAGATGGGCACGGGCAAGACACTGGCGTCTCTGTGGGGGTACGACTTTCTTCGCAGCGAGGGGATACTCCATCGGGCGCTGGTCGTCAGTACGCTGTCCTCTCTGGAGAGCACGTGGGCGGACGAGATCAGTAACCATCTTCCCCACCTGCGGGTGTCGGTTGTGCATGGGTCACGCGCACAGCGAATGAAGGCGCTCGCTGTCGACGCCGACATCTACATCATCAACCACGACGGATTGAAAGTACCCGGCATGGTAGAGGCGCTCGGCAAACGTCCTGACATCGACCTGATCCTGATCGACGAAATCGCCCAGGCGGTACGCAACTCTGGCACAGACCGGTTCAAGGCGTTCAATATCGTGTGCAACCGCCAAGTTCCGCGCAAGGTTTGGGGCATGACGGGGTCGCCTGTACCAGAGGCACCGACCGATGCGTGGGCGCAGTGCCGGATTACGAACCCATCGAACTCGGACAAGTATTTCTCGCACTTCAGAGAGCGGGTGATGCGTCGTGTTGGGCCGTTTGCATGGGTGCCACGGGAGGACGCGCAGGACGTCGTGTACCAGTCGATGCAGCCGGCGATACGGTTCAAACGCGACGAATGCTTCGACCTGCCGGAGTGTATCTACGAGAGCAAGGATGTTGCATTGTCGGACGAGCAGGCCAAGGCGTACAAGCAAATGACCGCGCAGCTCATTGCGGAAGTTGCAGAAGGGAAAATCACGGCGCTCAACGAAGCCGCGAAGGGCGTCAAGCTCGTGCAGATCGCTTGCGGCATTGCCTACGGCGATGACAGCGAGGAAGTAACGCTGGACGCTACGCCGCGCATGAATGTCATGTTGGAGACCATCGAAGAAGCGGCGACGAAAGTCATCGTGTTCGCCCCGTTCGTTGCCGTGGTCAAGCACCTCACTGCGTTCCTGCGCAGGAAAGGCGTCGCATGTGAGTGTATCTACGGTGGGGTGAGCAAGGCGGAGCGCTCGCGCATCTTTGGCGAGTTCCAGCACGGGCCACACCTGAGAGTGATCGTGGCGCAACCGTCGGCTATGGCGCACAGCCTGACCCTGACCGCCGCATCGACGATCCTCTGGTACGCACCAGTCATCGTGAATGAGACGTTCGAGCAGGCCAACGCCCGCATCACACGGGCCGGGCAACGAAACACGCAGTTCATCGTCATGCTTGCCTGTACCGAGATAGAAAGGCGGTGGTACCAGCGGCTGAAGAACAAGCAAAAGGTGCAGGGTGTGCTGCTGGATATGGTGCAAGGAAGCCGCAAAAAATCAGCGGCGAGTTTATTTTTGTAGTATATTGTTGTACATATAAGGAGATTGACATGAGACTTCAAGACGCATCCGATGACCTGCTCATCAAGAAATACATCTCGCTCCGTGACCGGCGCGAAGCCCGTAAGCGTGAGTACGACGCCACTGATGCCGCTGACAAGGCGGCGATGGGCAAGATCGAAAACGACATGCTTCGTCGACTCAACGAACGCGGCACCGACTCCTCCACCGTTCGCGGTATTGGAGTGGCGTTCAAGAAAACGCGGACGTACTGCTCCGTCGCCGACTGGGACATCTTTTTCAAGTACGTGCAGGACCACAACGCTTGGCACATGATTACCCATGCCGCCAGCAAAGACGCCGTCGCTGAGTTCAAGGAGGCGCACAACGACCTCCCGCCCGGACTCAACTGGACGGAGACTATAGCCGTAAGTTTTAACAGGAGTAGTTGATGCAAACTGAAACCCAACCCGCTGACAGAACACGTGCCGCCGCGCTTGTCATGGACGTCGGAGTGCTTATCAGCAAATCCGGGTGCAACACGATGGAGTGTGTCGAAGTGTTGTCTTGTGTACTCGGCGACGCTCTGGCGCAAACCACTGAGCGCAAGTACTGCGGCGATACGCTGCAGGTTGTTACGCTGTTTCTCACTGAAGCGTACACCTTCGCGTGCACGTTGTCCGAGAACGAACCTACCATCCAATAAGGAAATGACACAATGAACGAAATCATCGCTTTTGACTCCCCTGCCGGCCTTCCCGCTTACCTCGCCCCGTCGCTGCAAACGGGCGTTACCGGCAACATCGCCGACTTTGGCTCTGGCGGCTACCCCGTCCTGACCATCAAGGGCAGTAAGTGGGCCATCAAGCGTGGCGACGAGCGCACCATGATTACCAAACCGGACGCGCCCGATGAGCCTGCCACCAGTCTGGAACTGCTGATCCTCGGCGTCGGCCCTGCCGGCAACAACTACAGCAAGGTGTGGTACGCCACCAAGTACGTCGAAGGCTCCGACGAGGCGCCCGACTGCTCGTCGAACGACGGCATCACGCCGGACGAAGGCGTGCCGAACCAGCAAGCTACGAAGTGCGCGATCTGCCCGCAGAACCAGTGGGGCGCTGTCGTCACCGACGCGGGCAAGAAGGCCAAGTCGTGTCAGGACTCCAAGCGCCTCGCGGTCGCTGCGCCGGGTTCCGTCAAAGACCCGATGCTGCTGCGCATCCCTGCGGCATCCCTGAAGCCGCTGCGCGAGTTCGGCCAGTACCTGTCGAAGCGTGGCGTGAAGGACTCGTTCGCCATCGTGACGAAGGCGGGGTTCGATTTCACCGTGTCGTACCCGCTGGTGACGCTCAAGCCGCTGGGCTGGGCTTCAGAGCGCGATTACCACGATGCCGTCGAGATGGCTGGCTCCGATCTCGTCAAACAGATCATCGGCATGGAGGCTCCCTCGCATCTGCCTGACGCGCCGGCACACGTCGCTGCGTCGCTGGCTGCCCCGGCTCCTGCCCCGGCTCCTGCCCCGGCTCCTGCCCCGGCTCCTGCCCCGGCTCCTGCCCCGGCAGCGGTACAGCCCATCGTTGACGCCGTCAGCGTGTCGCTGGACGATCTGGACTTCGACGACTAAGTCTCCCCCGTCGGCTGTGCGATAGAGGGCACTAATCCTCTTGGCTACGGCAGCGCCGGAACCGTAACCGGCCTTTTCCAAAGGACACATATGGACTACACTGTTATCGCTCGTGCGGGGCTGCACAAGACGGAGTTCGCCATCATCGCTGGCGTGGCTCGGGCCTCCCTCCACGAATACATCCGAGGAAGACGTATCCCCCATCATTTGACTGAGCGGCAGCTTATGCGCGTCGCTCGAATGCTTGACGCCGGGATCGAGAAAGGCATGCTTCCTCCTGCGGACACGTCGCGCAAAGCCCGGAAAAAATTGGTCAGCAAACTGAAAAATCAGGTCGCTCGCTAGTCCCTCCGGTTATCATGGTTGTCTTTCTACGGGGGCGTAATGGACACACAGACGTTTCTTCAAAGAATACTGCCCGCCACCGGTTTCAAGTTCGTCACCGAATGGTTGGTCAAACCCCGTCACCCACGTGGCGGGGTCATGGTGCACTACCCGGTTGCCGACATCGACGACATGGTGGACAAAGTCAGGGAAATCGACTCCCGACACAACAATGCGTACTTCGCTATGGCGACGTACAAGGAGGTGAAGCACGAAACAATAAAGACGCAGCGCGGCGACGACTTCACCTATGTCGTCGGGCGTACGCAGGACAACGCGCAGAACGTCAAGTCGCTGTGGATGGACTGGGATGTTGGCAAGTCGGACGCCGGCATGTCGTACGCCACGCGCAAGGAGGCGCTGGAAGGCGTCAAGGCGTACGTCGCAGCGACGAACCTGCCTGATCCTATGGTGGTCAGCTCCGGCTACGGGCTGCACACCTACTGGTGTTTTACCGACGAAATCCCGGCAGCAGAATGGGAACGCGTCGCGTGTTTGCAGCGCGTCATCATGCGCCACCTGCAGATCAAATTCGACCCAAGCCGCGACAAGGATTGCTCCAGCATTCTGCGCCCAGCAGGGTCGCACAACTACAAGGCCGGCAAGGAGCCACAGAGCGTCAAGGTGCTGCTGAATGGCGCGGCACCGCTGCCGGCGCAGGAGTACCGCAGGATTCTGCAAGGCTACATCGAGCAGAACGAGCTGACATCGCAGGCGCTCGTGCCCAGCTACATGCAGAGTGGTAGGGGCAATCTGGCAGACTTCGGCGCTGCCGACTACCCAGAGTCGTTCGCTGACATCGCAGCGCAACACTGCAACCAGTTGGCAGAGTTCAGCAAGACAGGCGGCACTTCGGAGCCGCTTTGGTTTGTCAACCTCGGCCTTATCAAGTTCTTCGTGGACGGCGAGAAGTGGGCGCATGAGTGGAGTGCCAAGCACCCGGAGTATGACTACGCGCACACCCAGATGAAGATGGATCAGTGGTCGAAAGGGCCGACGTCGTGCCAGACGTTCAAGGAAAAGAACCCGGAAGGCTGTGTGAGCTGCGCACAGAAATGTACCTCGCCGATCCAGTTGGGGTACAACCACGAAGTTGAAGCGCCACAAATTCCCGTAGTAACGCAGGAAGTTCAGGCACCGTTACGGTGCCAGCCAGAAGCGGCACCAAAGAAGAACCCCGATGTCGATGGGGATGCCACCCCGTTCGGTTGGCCAGAAGGCTTCGGGTACGACGCGGCGGCGGATAAGGTTTACGCCAAAGTGAAGAACCCGGAGACGCAGGTGTGGGAACACAGGTTCATCGCCTCCCCGCTGTTCTACCCGACGGACATGATCTTTCTGGAAGACGGCACACACGTATTCAGGTTGGCGGCACACATTCGTGGCCGGGTCCGGCAGTTCGAGATACCAACCAAGAGCGTCGCCGACAAGAGAACGCTGCGTACGGCGCTTGCGGGGTGCCTGATTACGGTGCTTGACGACAATTTGACGAGTCAGTTTATGAACAAGTACATGACGAATTTGAGGAATCAGAAAGAAGTCGTCGAAACCTACTCGCAGTTCGGGTGGAAGCACGACTACCAAGGGTTCCTGATCGGCAACAAAATGGTGACGGCGCTTGAGGTCAAGACGGTGGAGATAAGCCGCGAGAACATCACGTCACCGGAACTTCTGGCGTCGTTTCGCGTGGAGGGCACCGTTGCTGACTGGGTGGCGGATACGAACTACCTGTACAACAGGGAGAACTCGGAGCCGTTCCAGTTCGCCTTCGGGCTGGCCTTCGGTGCGATTCTCAGTCCGCTGGTCGCCGACCCGATGTGGCGTGGTATCCCTTACGCCCTGACAAGCCGTGGAACTGCGTACGGCAAGTCGACCGCCATACGGCACGCGCTGAATATCTACGGCGACGTCGACAAGTTCTGCCTTACGAAATTCACTCCGCTGGCCCTGCCGATCAGACTGAGCAACATGGGCCACATGCCGACGCTGTTCGACGAGATCACCACTTCACTCCCCCTGCCCTACCAGATGTCCGACGCCCTCTACACCCTGTCACACGGGCAGATGAAGGCAGGCGGCACGACGGCGGGGCGGGAGCGCAACCCGCTACCCCCGTGGAACGTGCCAAGTTTCCTGACCAGCAACCGGAACATCGAGTCGCTGCTCGGGGAGAACAAGGACATCGACCCCGAGGCGGCACGGATGCGGGTGTTTGAAGTCGATGTCGAGTATTACAAGGCGAACGCACATATGCTTCTCCCCGACGGCAAAGACGTCGCCGACAGGCTGATGCGTACGCATGGTGCAGTAGGGGTGGAGTGGATACGGTTCGTGATCCGTAACCGCAAGGCGGTGGAAGAAGCACTACGGGCCGTATTCGCCAAGGTGCACAAAGCGCTCGGCGTCAACGCCGGGGCGGAACGGTTCTACTGCCACCTGATAACCACGGCCTACGTCGGGCTGTACTTCGCCAGAAAACTCGGGTTCCTGCACTTCGACCCGAAGGCAGTAATGCAGTGGGCGCTTGCCCATGCCGACATGTTGCGTATGCAGCGTAGCACCGCAGCGAACACCTCAGAGGATCATTTCTCGCACATGATGGCTGACATGATTGGCCGGCTGTTGGTGACGAAGAAGTACTCGACGGCAGATGCTAGGTCGAACACGGCAGGGGAACACCCGATCATACCGATTCATGGGCCGGTTGAAGGGCGGCTGGCTCTCGGCATTGATGGAGAAAAGCCCCGTCTGATCCTGACGCGACGTGCTGTAACGACGTGGTGTGCGGAAAACGGCGTGCCGTTCCAGGCGTTCAAACGTGAACTGATGGAGGCAAAGGTGCTGCGTACGTCGCTGCCCGGAGTCGACATGCGTACCGGCGTTGTCCGTGCAGCCTTGGGTAAAGGTGTCGTTGGCTACACGCAGTTGGGTGCGGCACCGTGCCTTGAGTTCGATCCCGAGGCCGGAGCCAGGGCAGTATCGCCGCACACTGAAACGGTGATTCGGCTGCACGCAGGGTAAAAAATTGCCGGGGGAGCTTGCGCTCGACCCCGGCGAACCTACCGCGAGGTAGGGGAGGGAGATGACGGAACGGAGTGTACCACGGTTTTGTCCTACCGTGCAAACGCCGTAAGCCCTCGGAAGTCGCGTTCTGTTTTGGTGTACCGTACCCCGCTGGCGTCACGCTGGCGGGGTATTTTTTCGTCCGCAATCCGTTTTTTCTGAATGTCCGACGCCGTGATACGCCCAAGCGCCCCTTGGCGATTGTGCTTGGCATTGAACTCGGTCACGTCGCTTTCCTTGACGAGGCTGGAGATCGACTCCCCCTGCTCGGCACGTAGCGCCAGCCGGTCGATGAGCGCAGTACGCCGCTCCTTGATGGCCATCGTGACATCCAGCTTGGCGTTGTTGGCAAGGAAGTACTCAGACTCCTTCGCTGGAGCAAACCCTGCAGCCCGCATCATGATGTCGGCTCCGGTGAACTTGTCGGCAGGTACGATCACGCGCCCTTGACGGTCGGTCATGCCCTCAGTCGAGAACCGGTGCGCCCGCAGGATGTCTGCCGGCCACTTGCCGCCGAACTGTGCGAGCTTCTCGACGCCCTTGTTCCATTGGCCGGAAGCAAAGAACTGCTTCGCGTCGAGGAGGCCGACTGCAAGATTTGCCGGTGCCCCGGCAACATTGACCATCGCCTGACCAACAGTGTTCTTGCTGTTGCCCTGCGTGCCGTTGAATTTCGCCATCGGGAACGGACTAGCGACGTCGCCCATGCCGATCCGCTTCGAGATATTCACGCCGAACATGGTGGGGATACCGTCAGTGAGCACCATCGCCGCGTCCTTGCCGACCATCTTGGTCAGCATGTTGCGCCAACGAACTTCCGGCGAACCCTCTTCGTCGTCCCCATCACCACCAAGACCCGCAAGCGCGAGCGCAACGCCCGCCATCGGCACGCCCAACGTGCCGGCAACAAGCCCTTGCGAGGCAAACAAATACCCCAGTGTCGCCCGTGCGTGGTCCTTGTCCGTGTCGTTTCCACGGAAGGCCGCGTCGAAGTTCTTCCCGAGCAGGTACAGCATGCTCTGCTGGTACCGACGGAACTGGAAGATCAGCTTCGCCATCGGCACCGGTCCGCCTTCGCGCATGACTCGCGCCGTGTTGCCCGCGTTGTAGTCGAACTGCGTCTGGCTGGTCGTGTCGTACGCGTAGTCAACCGCAGCGTCGTGCGTCATACTCTTCTCGGTTCGTGCGAGACGGTACGCAGCGAGCGACGTCGTGAGACGGTTCGTCAGCTCAACTTGCTGCGTCGCCCAACTCATCACGCGCTGCACCTTCGCCATCGCCGGGTTCATGCCCTGCGCTTCAGTGGACAGGTCGTGCTCCATGCCGATGTCGAGGATGCGGCGACGGATGAGGTTCTCCGCCATCGATTGCTCCTCTGGTGACAGTCCGGACAGGTCAAGGGCTTGCGTCAGACGCTCACCGACAGGTTTGGTCTTGTCGGTCCGTGCGGCCTTCAGAATCTTGAACGAATCGGCGGCGGCTTTGGCCAGCGCGTCCGTAGCGGGCTTCAGTCCAAAACGCCCCGCCAGAACCGGACCAGTGACGAGCCACGGCTGCGTGGAGTTGATGAACACGAACGCCGGAGAGACACCAAGGTGGTACGCCCACGACAGCGTGGACAGGGCGTTCTGGATGGGGTTGTCGTTGAACGTCATGTCGAGCGCCATCCGAGCCTTCATTTCCTCATGGAGGTGCTCGTACTTGAACCCGGCAGACGACTTGTTGTCTTCGGCCTTCGCTTCCTTCTGCATGTCGACCAGCGCGTCGTTCATCTCGGTGGAGTGCTTGAGCCGGGAGATGTAGAACGCGTCGCGCTCGCCGGAGATGGCGAAGGTGCGCTGCATTTCGTGCGCTTTCACACCATGCACGTTGCGCCGCTTGGCTTCACGCGACAGCGCTGAGTTTTCTGGCAGGGCGGAAATGAAGAGGTCGGTCATCATCGCCTTGATCTTGCTCGCGGTCTTGGTGTCAAACCCGGACTCGTCGATGGCAGAGCCGAGGTCAGCAAAGCCGGTAGTCGTCATGGGGGACAAGGTGGCGTAGAACTCTTCACGCTTCAGCCGCTCGGTGCTGAACCCTTCGGCAGTTCGCAGCGTCTTTTCCGCGTGCTCCGCTTCGCCGGCAGACTCGTACGACGACACGCTGTAGTGCCTCGGGTCGCTCGTCAGCGCGTCGATCTGGTCCTGGAGCGCTTCGAGTTTGTCCCCCGTCGCGTCTTTCTGCTCCGCCTTGAGCGCGGCGTACTTTGGCGACATACCAACAACGACGTAGTCGCCGATACGCATCATCGGGAAGTACGGTCCTTGGAAGCTGCTCATCAGCTTGTCGTACTTGGCGTGGGCCTTGTCCCGGTTGCGGATCAACCGGGCTTTCGTCTTCGCGTCGGTTTCCTTCGCGATGAGGGGGTTGTACATGTTGTTCACCGTGCCGTGGTACGCCTCGTTGCGCTGCTTCCAGCGTGCGTCCAGTACCTTGCGCGCTTCGTTGTACGTACCCTTGGCCCCCTGCGACAGCGCGTTCCAGTCGGCAGCGAGTGCGGCGTGCGCCGCCTTGTTCTCGGGCTTCAGGTGGGCGTTGGCCGGGTCGGTGAACGCCTTGTCCGGATGCGCCTGCAGCGTCGTGGCCTCCAGCATCAGCTTGGCTAGCGCTGCTTCAGTCTTTTTGTCCAGCGCGTTCCACTTCACCATGACCTTCTGCGTATCGGCCTGAATCTGTTGGCGCGTCGAATCCGCCATCTGTTGCAGATGGACGTACGCCTTCAACGACTTCAGTTTCTCTCCGAAGCGCTCGACGAGCTGCGTGTTGGTGAGCCACATCGGCGTGAATTTGTGCCACGCATCCTTGACGTTCGTCCAAGCGCTGCTGTTCAGTTTGCTGCTCGGAAACATTTCCGTAACGCGCTGCATTACCGCCGACGCGGTTGAGAAATCACGCGAGCCGTTCGACAGGGGAGCCTTCTCCGTCGAGTCCGTGAGTTCCAGTGCCGCAGCGCCATACGCCATGTCGATGATGTTCTGCGTCGTGAGCTTGTCGGTGTTGCGGAACCCGAGCCGGCGCATCGCGGATTTCATCGCCGCGACCACGGTACGGAGCCAGCTTTTCAGCGGACCTTCACGCATCATGGCGACAGCCGTCGGGTCGGCACCGCGCAGTATTGCTTCTTCGACGAAGTACGCGACGAACTCGGACTTCTTCTGCCCTTCCCCGACGTTTTTGGCGCGAGCGAGCGCACGCTTTGCCAGCGTGTTTTCCGGCCTGCCAGACCCCTTGGCCCACTGCTCGATCTGCGCAGTGAGTTGATCGTACTTCGCCTTGCCAAGCAGGTTCACCATACCAAGGTGAACCCCGAGTTCGTGCAGGAATACAGCCAGTTCGCGCCCCGGAGCGATGTTGTCAGCGAACATGTAGATGTGTCCGTTGCGATGCACCGCCTGGACGCTGGCAGGGTCAGATGACCCAGTAAGCAGGTCGGCATACTGCGCCGGGGTAAGCTGATTTTTCGATTGGATAATCGTGACCAGCTTATCGAACCGCGCCGGGGAGAAGAACAGCTTGCGCAAGGTGTCGCCCATCGTCTTGGCGTCCTGCCCAGTGCCATTCTGCTCGTTCTGGCTGAACTCGTTGTTGGCGTCGTACCGTACGGCGTTTGCCGGCAGTGTGCGCGTTAAGCCATCGTCTCCAGCGATCACCACGTTCTTGCCGTCCATGCGGAGGAACGTGCCTGACGCGCGGGTGCCAGTGACCCGGTTTGCGTTGCCGTAGTACACGGGCGTTCCCGGAGCGATGGAGGAACTGTCCGGAGCGGCAGACACGTAGGGAAGTGCGTTGAACTTTGCATCCAGAAGCGCGGCAATTTCCCGCGTCGTTTCCGCAAGCGCTGCCGCTTTCTCTGCTGCACGCGCGTCCCTGCGCTTCTGGTTGCGGTCTTCCGGCGTTTGCGCAACCGCTTTTGGCTTCGACGACAGTTTGGCCGTGAGTCGTGCGCTCTCTGCGTTCAGTTCTTTGAGTCGCGCGATCTGCGCCGCTGTCCGCTTCAGTCCCTTCTGTGTTTTTACCGCCGCGTTGATCGCCACGATCTCGTCACTGACGGAGCTGAGTTTGCGGGCAATTTCCTCGCGGGTTTCTCGGTACTGCTTTTCAACAGGAGCTTCGGCAATCGGCGCAGGCGTCTCAACGCCTTTCGACACGTCGACAGCTTTCTGCGCCGCCGGCGGAACGGCGGGTTTCTCTGCGTGGATGACCTTGCTGCGCGTGTTCTTCTTGCCGGTCTGTTCTTCAACCTGCTGTATCGCTTCGGAAACCTTGTCCGCCTCCGACATCGCGGATTGATAGTTCTTGCGGAAAGTCGCCAGCGTATCCTGAAGCCACGCGAGCGTGTCCTCTTTCGGCGCAGCGCGTGCGATTAGCGCGAGCGTGTCCTCGTCGAATCCGTAGGACTCCAGCTCGGCGACCGCCTCTTTGGTAAACAGCTTTTTCAGGTCACGGAACGAGCTTACTCGCTGCTGTTGGGCGCGGGTACGCGCTGCAATACCTCCGAGGCCCGTTCCAACCCCGAGTTCATGGTCGCTGCGGATTTCTCCATCAGGGCCGTAGTTTCCGGGTTCTTCCGCAAAAACAGTTCTTGCTGCTTCGGCGGAAGCGCGTGAAACGCTCTGACCAGATTTGACTGCATTTTCAATTCTCCTCAGTGAACTTTCGAGTTTGTCGAGCGCCACGCTGCTCTGTTGCTTGAACATCTCGACAGGGAATAGCGCGTTGCGTTGCCCGGTACGGAGCTCAGCAACCGTGCGGTTGTACGCGGCGGTGGCAAGCAGTGCCGCGGCGCGTGCGCCGTCGTTCAGGTCTTCCCACGAAACAGGGTTGTTCTCCAGAGCGCCCCAGTACACCATCGCATCTTCAGTAGTGTTCGCCAGCTCTCTGCCGGTTACGCCCGCGTCGACGAGCGCCTTGTACGCGCTGGTGCGCACGTCGCCCTCTCGCAGCATGTTGTAGAGCGACTGGACGGACCCGAGTCTCGGCGTAGCGAGTCTCGCGCGGCGCTCGATAGCAGCGTTCGACGCAGCGACTTTCTTTTCCCACTCAGCCCACGCCGCGTAGCGCTTCTCGCCACCAACCTCGTTGAGGGTCTTACGTGCTGCGGCCTTGAACACTTCGTGGTCGACCCACATCTCGTTCAGTTCGGTGAGGTACATCGTACGCTCGACGATCTGTTCGTTCAGCGACTTGAGGTCTTGCTTGTACTCGTACTCCAGCACTCCCTGCCTTTCGGGCGACGGAGGCTGCGCCATACCTTTGACCGCCTTTTGCTGCTCTGCAAGAGTCTTGGTGCCGGTCAACGCTTTGGTGATCGCTTTACCTTGCTCCGCCCACTCGGCCAGCGTGGCTTTCCACGACGCCATCAGCTCCTTGCGCTGCTGCTTGACGGCCGCGAGCCGGTTGACATACTCCTTGCGCGTGCTTTCCAGACGTGCGTCATGCTCCTGATTTTCCTCGGACAAGTCGTCCTGTTCGTCGACTTCTTCCTCGAACTCGGCCTGCTCTCTACCTTCTGCTTCAAGACGACGGGCCTCTCTTGCTGCGTTCTCGATCTCTGCGCGAAGCGTCGCTGCTTGTAGGGAGGTTAGTAGGGTGTTGGCTCCTTCCTCGGCGTTTCTATCCGCTGCCGCTTCAGCGGATTTGATCCACTTGGCAGCGACGTCGCTGAGATTTTCCTCACCGGAGTTCCCGGCAATTGAGTCACTGACCTGGAAGTACCCGGCTTCTTCTCCCCGGTCGCCAAACAGTTCGGCGAACGATACCGTGTCTGCACCAATGCCGACTTCGCGTTGAAGGTCGTGGAGTTGCTCGGCGGTCAGCCCGACCGACTGGAGCTTTTCCGAGACGGTGGATTTCTCCACACCGAGTTTCTTTGCG